GCTTTGAAATTTAATCCTGCCAGTATCGAATTAATCACTCAGAAACAAACGCTTTTAACTAAGCAAATTGAAAATACAAAAGAAAAATTAACGACTTTAAAAAATGCTCAAGCCGAAGTTGAAGAACAGTTTAAGGCTGGAAAAATCGGTGAAGAAAACTATCGAGCGTTTAAACGTGAGATTGAGACTACTGAGAGCACATTAACGCATTACAAGACGCAGTTAACTAATCTCAATAAGGAACAAGAGAATCTCGGGAAATCCACAGAAAGATTATCTCGATTCTTCTCAGCTACTGGAAAAGATATCGAAGCGTATAGACATGTTTTAGGCGATAAGCTTACGGATTCTATTAAGAATGGTAAGGCCTCAAGTAAGGACATGGAACGCGCATTAGAGTTAATGGCTAAAGAAGCATCGAATGGCAAGGCTAATATTAACGAGTTGAGAGATGCTCTCGATAAACTTGATGACGGCGGAAGCATCCAGAACGTTAAGAAGGAACTTGAATCAGTAGGCGATGCATCTAAGGGTGCCACTGATAAAACAAATAAATTACTTACTCAAAGCAATCTCCAACAGGCCTCTCAAGTTGCTTCTCAAGCTGGCCAATCCATGGTTGAGTTTGGAAGGAGCACTCAAGAAGCGTTCAAAAATGTAGACGCTGGATTTGATATTATCATTACCAAAACCGGCACAACTACAGACGAAGCATTAGAAGGATTTAAAAAAATCTATGATCAATTATCTGTTGATTTGCCAGTGGATTCGTTTGAGAAAGTCGGTTCCGCAATTGGTGAAGTAAACACGCAATTCGAATTGAATGGAGACGCGTTGAAAGACGCTTCAAAAAGTATTATCCAATTCTCAGAAATTAACGGAACGGATATTACTAACAGCACGATTAACGCCAAGAAGACTATTGAAGCTTACGGGTTATCAGTTACAGATTTAACTTCAGTATTAGATACTATGTCTTATGTTAGCCAAACGACTGGAGTTTCGACTGATGAATTATTCTCTAAGGTTGTCGCTGGAGCTCCTCAAATCACTGAACTTGGATTGTCATTTGATGAAGCAACTACATTAATTGGTGGAATGGAACAAGCTGGTGTAGATTCAAGTGCTGCTCTCTCTTCAATGAGTAAGGCGGCCGTCGGGTATGCTAAAGAAGGAAAGACATTATCTGAAGGATTGCAAGAAACGATTGATAAAATCAAAAACGCATCCAGTTCAACTGAAGCGTTAACGGAAGCGGCCAAGGTGTTCGGAACTAAGGGAGCCACTCGAATGGTGGACGCTATTAAGCGTGGAAAGTTTTCGTTAAAAAATTTAGCAGGAACAGCGGAAGACGCTGGAGGGACAGTTGCTCAAACGTTCGAAGCTACTATAGATCCAATTGATAAGCAACAACAAAAATTTAATGCAGTTCAGTTAGCGCTAGCAGAAGTTGGAGCGACTATCGCAGAAGCGATGGAGCCGATTTTAAATGTAGCTATTCCAGCAATTAAACAATTAGCTGATTGGTTCAAGAATCTTCCTGAACCAGTGAAACAATTCATTGTTGTTTTAGGTGGGGTGCTAGCAGTAGTTGCTATACTATCTCCCGTTATAGTAGCTCTAGGAATAGCAGTGACTGCATTAGGCGCTAGCTTACTTCCCATTATTGCTATTATTGTAGCTGTAGCTGCAGCAATTGCAATAGCGGTGGCTATAGTGACTAATTTCGGCTCAATTGTAGAATGGCTTGAAGGAGTCTTCCCAGGGTTCGGTTCAACTGTTGAATCTGTATGGAACGGAATTCAATCAGTTATTGAGACTGTAGTAGGAGCCGTATCAGAGTTCATCCAAAATATATTCGGAACATTAGTATCTTGGTGGGAAGCTAACCACGAACGCATCCAACAAGTAGTTGAGACAGTTTGGAACTTTATCTCAACGATTATTCAAACAGTTCTATCATTCTTAGCTCCATTCATTCAAGGAATATTTGATGGAATTTTAATCTATATTCAAACTGTTTGGACTGTAATCACTACTGTAATTCAAGGGGCTCTTGATGTGATTCTAGGAATAATCCAAGCAGTCTTACAAGTATTAACTGGCGACTGGTCAGGAGCATGGGACACGTTATCAAATGTGGTATCAACTGTTCTTGAAACTATCTCATCAACGATTAGTTCAATACTGGGCGGAATTGCTTCTATCATCTCCGGAATATGGGATGGAATCCTAGCAACGACTTCTAGTATTTGGGAAGGAATTAGGGGTGCTATCTCTGGAGCTATTGATGGAGCAGCTAGTGCTGTAGGTTCGGCCATTGAAGCAATCAAAGGATTCTTCAACTTTCAAATTAGCTGGCCACACATTCCATTGCCACATTTCAGTATTAGTGGCTCACCAAACCCACTGGATTGGTTGAGTGGAGGATTACCTAGTATTGGGATTGAATGGTACGCGAAAGGTGGGATTATGACTAAGCCTACTATTTTCGGTCAAAACGGAAATAATTTAATGGTTGGTGGAGAAGCAGGAAAAGAAGCTATTCTTCCATTGAATGACAAAACATTATCTGGAATTGGTCGAGGAATAGCGTCTCACTTAGATGGATTTGGAGGAGTGAATGTTAATATCTATCCTCATGAATTAATTGTAAGAAATGATGAAGATGTAATGGAATTAGCTACTCGATTAGCTGAAGAGATTATAAGAAAAATGAAAATGAAAGAAAGACATACTGAGAGAGCGAGAGGAGTGGTTCTGTGATTGGATTTGAAATGAGTATTAATCATGTTAAGAATACGGATTTGCCGATTCAAGTAGTAGTGGCAGAATATGAACGCCTCTTTTTCTCTGAAAGCAATAATTCGATTCAAAGACGTGAAAACGGAAGTTCGTATTTTAAGAAAAGTTACGAACGAAAAGAACAAGTAAAGACGTTTGAAATTCATATTCATACGACTAAACAAACAGATTTAGACCATTTTAATCGATGGATCATGCAAGAAAATGTTGAGTTTGAACCAGATACATCACTAAATCGTGTGTATACGGCTTACAAATTCAACGTAACTTCAATTACTAAACACGAATATATATATATCGTGCAATTACAAGTAACATTCTCATTTGAAGGATTGTCTAAACTAGAAAAGAATGCTACTAGAGGAACG